CATCATCTCCTGCTTGTAGTCTCTAGGCGGCGGTGCTGTAACTTTACTTTTTCCCATTGTTATAAAAGGTTGATATATTGGTTGGTTATTTCTTTCAGATTACCGAAACGCAAAGCCCACTTTTTACAGCAGTCCCAATGCGGGTAACGGATTTTAAATTGTTTTACAAGGCTTTTCGTTGACTCTGAATCGAGCGAAATCATATCCATAACACAGAGAGCGTATAAATGCTCTTTGTCTCTTGGAATCTTGTAGTTAAATGTTGTAAGGGCATCCTCGCTAGAGGTGTCCTTGACGGGGTAAACTATTGCAACTGCTGTTATTTCGCTATCTTTAGTGACTAGCAACAGGTAGTCGTGCGTGAACGCCCACTTAAGGTAGGTTTCCGTAGTGATGTCATCAAAACCAAAAGTCTCGCCACGCCCCTTGCTTCGGTGCGTCTGAACGAAGGACTTGAGGTTCGATAAGAGCATTAAACAAACTTCATTATTTTTGCCGTAAACACAACTTCGTGGCTAGGAGAAGGAACAGAAAGTCCAGTAAGAGGGTTGTTTGTGTTAGCAACATTTGTAACCCACACTTGAACTTTTAAATCAGTTGCTCCAGAAAGAGTAAAAATAGAAGACAAGTGAGAATGCGAATTAACATAGCCAGCAAGGGTTGTTTGCCTTCCGAACTCAATAGTATTGCCAGTAGTATTGTTAAGCAGTCTTGTCACGATATCAGAACCACCACCGCCAGACTGTTCTGATGCTTCAGCCTCTAAAAGATAAGTTCCAGCAGGAAGCGTAATAACACTAGAACCTGTGCTAGAAAGAACTCCAGTAAAAGAAGACGCATTAACTACAAAAGGATTAATTTCCGAAATTGCATTATACGGCAAATCAACCCATGCAAGGGCTGGAGAAATGAAATGCTGACTTCCTCTTGTTAGTTTTCGACTAAGAAGTGCAACGCCTATGTTTTTCTGAACAGCAACGCCTCCAGCAGACAAACTGCCAGAAATATTCACATCTCCATTAGCCGTCACATTGCCATTAAGAATTGAAGTTCCCGTGACAGAAAGATTGCCAGTCACGCCAGCATCACCGCCTACTGTGAGGTCATCTGTAACTGTGAGGTCATCAACTTCAGCATTGCCAGCGATATCAACCTTCTGACCAGAGGCAGGAGTAATGACGATATCCACGCCAGCACCGCCTGTGATAGACGAGGTGCTGATTGGCAGATTGGAGTTCAGAATGTCACCAATAGTGGCTTCCTTAAGAACCCCAGCATCGTTGACAAGAGTGCTGTCGGTAGCCTCAAGGGTGTTAGCCGTGATGCTGGGTTGGTCTGCGATAGCCTCGACAAGAAGCACGGCAGAATCTAAGAGTTGGTTCAGACGAGCACCAGTTACCTGTTGTCCGTCTGTAAATGTGTCTCCTTTTGATATTTGAGCCATTGTTATGTTTTAGAAGTGTTAGTTTGTTTTTGTACTGTAGCGTAGATATACGCAGAACGAATAGAAGGTCTGAGATTGCTGGAGGTGTACTGAAGTTGAATGCCAGTACCTATCTTACGGATACCGACACGCCTTGCGGAGTCCTCTGTGAACTCAGCACCAAATGTGTCAATTACAGCGGTAATGTCTGGGTTGAAAACTTCGGCAACAGTCTCTATCTGAGAGCCAGCATCAGAAACCATTTCTGTTTCAGCGGTGCTAAACCTCTTGTCACCGATGCTGTTGAACGAATAACGCCTTGTTTTTAGAACAGCATTTATTGGAACTGGAGTAAATGCAGACGGAGAAAGTGTAGCAGGAAGGAAAAATGGAAGGATAGGAGTTCCTGTCGAAACACCATATTCATCCCAGTTCAGTTGCTCCATAAGGAACAGCCCTTGGTCTGTATCAACTCCATACATTCGACGCTGGTTGTCCTTTTTTGCAATTACAAAATCAAAGACATCAAACCCAGCAGGGTAAGTGTCAACGGATTCCCATTGTCTCAGAATAAAGTTATATACAAGAACAGCGTTGTTATCGACAGAGTTATCCAGAGGGACGACAGAGCGATGAGCGTAAGTGCGGTTAATTCGCTGGATGACATCGTCAATAGGGGATGAGATGGGGTCAGCCATCGTGAGCAACTTCATCGACTCAGCAGAGGCTGGCTGGGGTTGCAGGAAGTACACGCCATTGTCAGACAGGAAGAATACACCTCCACCAGCCTGTACGACAGACTTTCTAGCAGAACAACCGATGTCGGTTGCAAGCGTTTTGATGTACGAAGTAGCAGATAGACCATCGCCTGTTGCATATCTATCGTTTCCTGTGTTGATATAAAATATGCTATTACGCATAAACACCAAGAACTCGTTCAGAGTCCAAGGTGCAACGCCTACGACTTGGTCATTGCTTCCGTTGTTTATGGTAAACGCATCTAGGGCATCCCACTTGTGGAAGTCCAAAAAGTTGCTTACTGAAACTGTGTCGTAATTGCGAAGCGTGTTTACCTCATTGTAATGCTTGCCTAACGCAATCATTCGATTGGCGTAGTAAAGCATACCTGTGCAATTAGGAAATTCTTCACTAGGAGAGGGAATCGCAATAATGGTGACATTTAAATCCCACTTAAGAGGACGCTTGCTCCAGCCACGGCTGATATAGACATAGTCTACGGCAGTAACAACATCACATCCGTCTTGAGTCGTGATAGTCTCCCCTGCGGGGAATGCCACTTTTGCGGAAAGCGTTTCGGTCTGGGGATTGTATGAATACAAGCCATCAGTAACAACGCAGATTATAATTTCTTGCCCTGTGGTGTTAATGTATGTGCCTACTCCGTAGATTGTTTGACCTACAAGAGCACCAATGGTCTTGCGTTGCAATCCCTTGCGAACAGTAGCAACACCTCTATCTAATCTGAAATTCTGAGAACGACTGACGATACCTTGGGACAAAGCACTAGGATTGTCACGGCTGTTAAGCCCGACAAACCCTATGTCTCCATCCTTTTGGTATTCATTCGCCATTACTGAGAAATGATAGAGAAGTACACAGACTTAATCTTCTCAGACCAGCGTGTACCGACATAAACGCCACCAAGGAAGGTGACTGTAGCAATGATGAGTGTGAGCATATTAGGCAGGGAGAGTGTACTTCAGACGGGTGATTTCGGCAAGCAGTTCAGCCTCTGTGGGCTTAGTGACGAGCGTAAGGGCGGTCTTAGCCTTGCCCTCCTTGGTGAACTCCTGATAGCCAAGAACCTTCTTTTCTGCAACGAGGCAAAAGGCAGTCCAGCCGACAGGAATTGTGAGGTCAATGAGTGTGATAGCCATAAGTTTAAAAGTTAGTAATTAGTGTAGTAGCCGCCAAAACCATCGTGGTAGTAATCATAGCCATCTTGGTTGTAAGCATATTCGCCATAAGACGGATAGGAAGAACCGCTACCTGTGTACACAGAGTAAGTGCCTCCGTTGCCATCGTGGTAATAGGTGTAATCTCCGTCCGTGTATGAATATTCTCCATAGGACGGGTAAGACGAGCCAGAGCCGCCACTATAGGTAGAATAGTAACCACCATTACCATCGTGGTAATAAGTGTAATCTCCGTCAGAATGGGAGTATTCACCATAGGAAGGATAGGAAGTTCCTCCACCTGTGTAATAACTGCCAGAGCCGTCAGAGTAGTAGTCATAACCGCCACAGGAGGTAATGTATGTGCCGTTAGAAGTATAAGCACCACCACCGCCTGTGTAGTAACCGCCATAACCATCAGCATACCAATAGTTCGTATAACCACCTACATTCCAGTTGCTTTCACAAATGTAAACTTCATACGAACCGCTTTCAGTTCTTAATTCAGTCCCGTATGTGTAGTAAGTGACAGCAGAGTCTTCTGAGTAAGTACCTCCAGCCCCGTCAGCATATGTCTGTCTATAGAATGTGCCAATGCCAGCAGTCACGCCACCAACATCTCCATAGGCTATCATCGTCTCCTCAGAGATAAATGTGCCAGCAGGAAGAACCTCTCGGCTTTTAGCAGACACAGCCGCAACCACACCGCCACCCGAAGGGGCGATTGACTTCCCAATTCGACTGAACAGTTTGTTCAGCATTACACTACAGCAGTAGCGGTATGAACGGGGGTAGCGGCAGTATCAGAGACAGCGAACACGAAACCATTGTAGTTCTCGATGCTGATGCTCTGTTCGGGAAAGAGGATAATGCCAACTGTGTCGGTGTCGTTAAAGATAACTTGAACCTTAGCAGTAGCAGATTGGTTCTGGACAACCACAACAACTCGCTTGTTAAAAGCGGCAGAGGGAAGGACATTGCCTCTAAGTTGAACCTTAGTCGTACCAACTGAATGATTCAGATGGCTGAAGTTCTTTGTAAAAGGAGTGGAGAATGAGATGTTAGCCATTTTAGTAAGTGTTAGTCATGTTAATCCTGCTGTTCTGACCCTGCTGACGGAGGTACTTGTCGTACTCTTGCTCAAGGACTTGGTTAGCCTTAGCCTCGATGGTAGCCGCTTCTTGAACCTGTCCTTCGGACACGAACCAGTTGGCGGCGGCAGACCAAGACATAAACGCACCAAAGATATACGGGATATCAATTTTCGTCCAGCAGGAAGGGTGAGTGTTAGGATTCTGACCAGCCGTTGTAGAAGCGACTGTGCAGATGTAAAAATTGCCAGAGTGGGGTTTGCCAAGAACAGGGGTATAAGAGCCTGTGCCAGAGCCAGAGTCAAAGTAGACCTGTGCTCCTTGGAAGTAAACCACAGTCGGATTGTAGAGGTCACCCTCAAATGAGGGGCAGTCCTTGCGGTACAGGTAGTATCCGTCAGCCTGTTGGTTGTTGATGATAACCTTTCTGGAAGAGCCAGAGTCGTAAATCTGATAGGCCATCTGGATAGCCTTGGTCGATTCTTGGGGGTTACGGGTGTACACACCTAGGATTTCGTCCGCTTCGTCAACGGGGGTGAAGTACGCTACATTGTTGACATCAATCGATGCCGTGAAAGGGGACAGGCGACAAATATCTGCCCATTGATTCGATTCCCAAGCCTCACGCATACGGGCAGACGCAAAATCACGGAACTGAGCAAATGTCTCAGATGTGATGTTATGCCTGTCGTTTCCAGAGTACTGGAGAGCGT